CTTAAGGGAGCAACTTCGATGGAAATCTGCCTGGTTCCCATTGGATATGCAATTAGGTGAAATACAACGAGTTGCCAGGGAGCTATCCATTATGGATCCTCATTCCACAATTGATGATGTGCGAGGAGTGGGTCTTGATTACATCAAGATGTGTCAATCAATATTCAGAGAGATCAACATCAATGCTCTAAGGAAGGAGCGTCGAAGACAATTCATCATAAGGCCTACAGGTGTTAAAGGAGTTTTTGTGGTGTTACACACTGGACCTAAGCTGAGGACTGGTGAAAATCTGTCAACCATCTGGTTCAGAGTTGTTGTCATAAGAGAGTTTGTTGACACCACTAGCAGGTTAGGGCAGTCCTGGGTCTTTAAAGGCTTGACAATTGATGGATCAGTTGCTTATTCCAGATGGCTATCCACTGATGCTAATAGACTGGATCACTATATCAGATGTTATGACAAAATTCTTATGGCCTGCTGTTGTTATGCATCATATGGTAATGGATCTCTGATGGAATCATTGAAAAACATGAATAGTGATACCATTGGCATGATTATAATGATTTACATGGAAAATCGCCGTAGCACCAGTAAAATGCTCCAAGATGTTAGATATTTAGTCATGACATCATTATCAATGTTCTCCTACTATAAAGATGTTTTGAAGAAGTTCAAAGAGCCAATAAGATCACCATTGCAAGCCTTTCTTTTGAATCGGATTATATCTTATGTCATGAGCCCTGAGTTGGATCGATGCATTCTGTCATCTGAATTTGGAACCTTGAATGTTGAATCAGGAACCGGTGACATGTTTGATCGTAAAGCTGGCTCACATATTGAACTACCCAGGATATTAACAGATGGTCCACTTATAACTTTCAGACAGATGTTGTGTGAGATGTACTTCACCATGTTGTTTAATAAAAATCAGGATGACCCAACACATGCCAGTTTTCAAATATTGTCAAAGATCCTGGAAGGTGAAGAGTCCCTGAAGGAAGTAAAAGAAAGGACGAACTTGTTCATGGGTTATGATAAATCTAGAATGCAAGACATTGATTACCTGATACAGAATCCTCATAAGAATCAATTCTCTAGGGATGTTGTTATGTTGGCATCCAAATTGCAGTCAACATCAATGTATAATCATGCAAATAACGGGGTTGCACATAAGATGGCATCACAGAGCTCTTATATAAATAAATATCTAGATGAATTTGCCACCTTCAAATCAAGTTCAGTATTTGAGAATAGTCATTACAACTCTAAAGTTTATTACATGGATGAAAAAAAGAAGAAGGATGATGAAGATGAGGATGTTAAAAAGAAGGTTTCTGGTGAAAGGGGTCAGCAGAACAGGAGGAGGAGGTGTTTAGAGGGTGTTGTGGAATTACTGGATAAGGGGAAGATGAGG